ATATCCAACCCAATAGCTTCCAAAAATTCCCTAGATACGGCCGCTTCAGTATCAATATACACTGCGACTCCGCCTTTCTTCTGTGTTTCAGCTAAAGCATGGGCAGCCAATAATGACTTACCCGATGCTTCTAATCCAGTAATTTCAGTGATTCTTCCTACCGGAAACCCACCATTAGGCTTGTTTGCGATAGCTAAATCTAAAGTAGGACACCCAGTTGAAATGAAATCAGTAACATCGGCTGGGGTATTTTCTTCGCCGTCCATGAAATACGCAACTTTATAGTTGGTATTCTTAAATTCTTTATTGATAGTTTCAGCTAATGTCGAGGCTAACGCGTCCCCGACTTCTCGTTTTGACTTTGATTTCGCCATGTAACTCCTTAATTAAACAATTTATCGAATGCAGCTGCTGCATCGTCTACTACATTATCGGAACCTTGACTTGTTACTTTATTATTTTCGGGTACGTCTTCGGTACTCGTTTCGGTACCAGTCTCTTCTGTACCTGACATCCAAGTTTGTAATGCCGCTTCAAGTTCTTCATAAGTAGATACAGCGAATACCTCAGTAATTTCCGGCTGTTCTTTAATCATCGCCAATACATCCGGGTCTTGTGTTACTGGACTTTGATTGGGTTTGATTCGAATTTGAGTTTTAGGATATTCATTCGCGCCTGCTGCAGGAATAAATTCTACTGTAATATCGCGGCCGGCTTGCGGGTCGGTAATATCACCATAATCAGGGTCCGCAATGAAACTTAACAATTCAGTATATACTGTCTTTCCGAAACCCCAGAATTTAACTCCTTCTGCTTCCTTTCCTCTAACTAAAATAGGAACATACGTTCTCATCTTAGGTTCGATTTTACGGCCCATCTTCCAATCATCTTGGTCTCCCGTATTCTTTAACTTATCCGCAAGTTCACATATGGGATCCGGATTACCGAATGATGCCGGCGACAAATAATTTTTGTTTCCTAAATTGTAATGGAATAGAAGTTCGATGAATGGATTTTCCCTATCATATTTATAAGGAACGATTCGAATTGATTGTTTTCCCGCAGAAGGCTTCCATAAATTATTGGATTTGTTTGATTGCTTCTGTAATTGATTAAGTTTGTTTTTAATTAAATCTAAATTAACTGGCATAATTAATCCTGTTTTTAAAATGGTTAAATAATAAGATAAGTATAATTAATATTTTTTAATAATACAAGTTTAATATGTAATTATTTTTTATTGTATATTAATGGTATTACCATCAAATTGTATTGCGATTGTCTGGTTACTTTCACTATTTCTTAAACGAAAATCAATGAGTACACTTATACCATTTGTAACATCACTTATACTCTTATAAGGTAAAACATTAACATCTATACTATTAATAAATATATACGGTAACCAATTTCCTATATCTTCTTTTAAAGAATTCTCCACTTCGTCTGTAAAAAAATCACTATTGATATTTTCAAACAACAACGATTGTAAACGAGTACCAAAATCTGGATGATATAGCCGTTCACCTTTTTTAGTTAGAATTAAATTTTTCAAATTCGAAATTGCTTGCTCTTCTGTAGTATAAGATAGTGGAAATATAGATGCACCACTTATAGTAACATTATATACTGTATCATATCGTTTTCCGGGAGCTGAAGCATTAAATGGTAATTTAATACCTATTGCCTTATCAGGTTCTAAGTCTAACGGATTATATTTGTATTCTATTGCCATTTATTATATAGATATTTTATCAACGAAATTCAAATTTATTCTATACAATTCTCCATTATTAGTTAAAAGCATACTATTTGAATAGTTTTCCCAATTAATCTGAATGCTTTTATCTAGCACACCGTTATTCATATCACGAATAATACAATTTAACGCATTTACTGTATATAATGTATTCGATTCTTTTTTTCGATGTATTAATATAGTATTCTTCGCTTCAGATATCAAATTATTTTTATCAATATTATACGTGCAATACATCTTATGCGTAGCGTGTGCGTTTTCAAATACAAATATGATATTATCCGGAATAGTATATGATTTCGAAATATAATCAATAACTAAATCTAAATCGTCTCGGTTTACAAAAGTACATACTAATTGAGTATTCATTACTTCCTTCCTCTAATAGCAGTTGTACTGACAAATAAATGATTTCCCTTGAAATTAGATATATTAGAAGATAACTGATTTTCAGTGCTATTAAACATTTCACTCAATACTTTCGAAGAATGCAAGTGTACGATGTTATTCTGTAATATCACTGCCCACCAGTCTACCTTCGTCAATTTTGCATCAATCATCTCATTAACTGCCTCAATAAATTTGGAAACGAGTTCCATTGCATTATCAGTACCCATTACATTGATAATCTTTTCGCCTAGGCGCCTCAACACTATAATATCTCTATCCTTAGCTAATTGGATGAATCGATTTATATCAACTGCATTTTCCTTATCAGACAAATATGCTAACATTTTATTAATAGAATTCACTGTTAACGATGCAGTTATTTCTCGATCACTTAATACTTTAAATAATTCAATAATCGATACAAACCGTTTCGATGTTTCCAAATCTAACGTACCAAAGTCAATTGAAGAAGGTAATTTAGATGCAGTTCTAGCATAGTTCTTAAGTGATACACCTGAGGTACCAACATCTACATCGGATACGATTCCTGTCTCTCCTGCGACGCCACCTTTAACCTTACCATCATACATAATAGCAAACCACAATTCACTAGGTTCACCATTCGTTAATCTAATCGTTTCTGAAATAAGTAAAAGTAATTCTTTTTCATTTTCACTCAACGTATAACTAGTATTTTTAAGATTTTTATGTCCGCCCTTTAACACCAATTCGTATAACGGGTAATTTTCAGTTAATATCAACCTATCATACAATGTAGGTAAACCTAATATTTCCTGTCCTTCCATGACATACCTGGATATAACAAACGATTCGAAGTCAGGATAATCAGATATCTTTATTGATGCTTCAAATAATTTTTCAATAGTTCCTTCGGGATACTCACTTATAATGGTATCCAAAATTTTCATATCTTCCACATCACCCCATACCGGGTATCCCCTTCGAGTGCGGTAACTCCATTCCATTAATAAATCATCAACCGAATTCATATAACTTAATAGGATTTTATTTCTTGCATTGAATTATAATCAGTACCGGCTTTAATCTTCACCGGATACTTGTTATTTAATATATTATAAATACCAGCCAATGCAGTTTTATTCTCAGAAGGGTCGACATCAAACAATAACGAATCGTATGTATATAAGACCAATTTTGTATTAAAGTCTTTAAGATATTTTTGTATATCATGCATAATCATAACACTAGATTCGAATTCTAAGGATTGTATATAATAGTTAAATAGTTTGTTCTTAGTGATATCATACAAATTTTCTTTATATAATTTTCTACCAAAAATCAAAGTCTGTATATAATTTTTCATTCTAAATGTTGTCCACAAATCGTCAGCTAAGTCGTGCACTTTATTGAAAAAGTCAATATTAGTATACTTGCCTTCAAGACTATACAATTCCCTAAATGTAATTTTTTTGGCTACTTCATATTCATCATCAGATATTTCATTTTTATCGAAATATAATTTAGCGAAATGATGATGTATAGATTTGTCTTCAAACTTATATCCAATACAATCTGCAATCAAACGTACGTGGAATGAATCGAAATCGAATTCTATCAATTTACCTGATTTGAATCTAGAAATATATGGGTCTCGGGAACCGTCTTCTTTATCCAATGCAACGAAATTAACGCAGCCGAAATGACACGATGGCCTTCCAGTAGTCGTATATATATCATATTTTGAATATGCATATTCGCTCCTTAAATGATATTTAGGATTCAATCTACGAAATTTATTTTCATTCACACAAATACCGTTTCCTTCTATACTTTCCATAGTAGGTATGATAGTATCATTATATATTTCAAAACATTCTGAAGGTTTGAATGAACGTACTATCGGTAGTAATATTCCCATCAATGCATCGCAATATTCAATATGTTTAGTGACCGGTATAATGTTATTGTCATTCTTACTACTCCTATACCATGAATTCATGAACGAATAAATCTTATCAACCGCGGTCGTATCTATGTGATTTCCCGTGTCAAGCCAATGAATTAATGATATATCTAAGAAGCCCATAGAAGCCCATAGAGGCGACCTATTAGTTTGGTATATATAGACATTAAAAACTCGAGAGGATGTGTCTATGGCGTTCAACGGAATGCTATGAACGTCATTATGGCTTATCGATACCCCGGCCGTTTCAGCTGATGATATAAAATAAATATAAATAAAAGAAATGCTATTATTTACCGGATGCAATGATGAAGATGAATTAATGGGTATCCATACAGACTCTTCCTGATTCAATTTATCATTAAGCCATTGAATATCCGAATCGGTCTCTATAAATCGCATTCATATAATAATAAGGAATTTAGTTGTAATTATCAAATACCCAATTCTAGTAAATTGTTAAATCGTAAACTGATTCCTGGATACATATCATTCAATAATCTAAGAGTTTCTGAATTGGCATTGATGATTTCGGTTTCAGTTCCACTAATTTTCCATTTCATACTACCAACTTTCCACATTTTCGGGTCAATTCCCGAAGAATTACCATATGTTGAATATGTAGCATTATCGATTTCTATTATTTTATACAATTCATTTTTCTTTTGTACAAAATATCTAACAATATACCCGGTGGTTATATCCTGTGATGTGGGTACCGGATAATATTCTCTTGGAGTATTATATTTTATATAAGTTCGTATCATGTAACTGAAATATGAAAATGCGGACCGCGCGCGGCTTCACTCGGATCTCGATATTCATCTCTATATGCAAATTGCCCATTAGATCCTGCACGTATTTCTTCTAATATCTCAACTATATTATTTAAATCAGGATTCTTACGATCAAAACGATCCGGAATCGTAGGATTCGTGAATTTAAAATCAATCGCATTACCTAATGTATGTCTACTAGTATAATTATTATTACGAGATATTATATAATGCTCTGCATCATTACCAGATGTCAATTCAAATCTATAACCGCGATATTTAGCGGATATTCTCGAAAATACATCTAGTGCATATTTTAACATCGTAGTCGATATATCACCAGCTTCATCCAACTCTCGATCCTTTTCTGTATACTGCCAGGTATATAATGCCTGTCGTAATATATTCGC